TGCAACATCAGCAGTTAGAAGATATTCACCATCTTTTCTAGGCATGTCATAGACGGTTAACCCTGCACTCTTCTTCAGGGGTTCTCTCAAAGCCATTGTTCTTAGTTTTGAGGCCTTCATTAGAGTGTCCATAGAGCCCAAGAACTCGCACTCAAATTCTACATTAAACTGTTCTTGCGATGTGTTTGCAATTGTTTCCTTTTTCCACTTTTCATCTCGGCCAGGAACCTCAGTCCAGTGTACTTCAATGGGTACGTATGAGTTTCTTCCGGCCTCAGCATCCGTCCACAGTTTGTAAAATAAATTCATACCGTGTGGGGTAGACACAATCATAACTTTAGTAGACTTACCAGATGAAATTGTGGGGTATACTGAACTAAAAAAGGTTTCTGCAACATTGTTTGGCACAAACGCAAACTCATCAAGGAAAATAATGTTAAATGACCCACCACGAACAGATGATGCAGATGTGGATGCAGCAAGTATTTTTGACCCGTTCTCTAATTCTAAAGAACCCTTATTCCAAGAAATGATTCCTTGTTGCATCCATTTCGGGAGCTTCTCATATGCAAGTTGTAATCTTGACAGAATGTCTCTTGCAGTTGCGGCCTTGTTTGCAAGTATAGCGACATTAACATTTGAATTAAATATTACGTAGTGTAAAAGATAAGATACGATTGTAGTAGACTTACCAGACTGTCTAGGAAGTTTACAAATACTAAAACGATTATTATGGAAGGTGTTTACCATCTCCCTTTGAAAATCGTAAAGTGAGAACGGAACAAGGCCATGGTCAAGTGAAACAATTTTAATATAGTTTTGAATAAAATAAACAGGGTCGTCCATGCACAATTGGAATTCCTGAATACGCTCAGGTGTCCACTCAACTTCTATGTTGGCGCGTTTTAAGTTAGGATTCCCCAGATATGCCTTTTCTTCCATCAACCTTTACCCTGTTAGGGTTCCTCAAACTGGATGTACACATTTCTTCGCAAATAAACGAAAGGTTACTCTTATTTATCACCGTATCCATAAATTTTTGATATGCGTCAGATGCGATGATATTTTCAACTGAAGAGTTAAAGATAGTTTTGTCTCCAAACAACAGTCTTGTGGTATCGTCCATCTCTGCGTTTGGGTTAATTACAGGAATGTCCATCCAACAACAAGGTAGTACATGTCCCGTTGCATTTATAGCCGTACTTCTCTCTCCGTTCAAACATTTAGGTTGAAACTCTTTCTTTGTATCCTCTACTTTCCCACCTCTTTTTTTGGTTGGATAGTTTAGTTGCAACTCTATGTCATTAAGTTCTGCTAAGTTTTTTGCCCTTTCTATTTGTCTTTCATTGTAATCAAAAACAATATACTGCCAAGTAACACGCAATCCCATTTGTTTTGCAATCAGCATCATACTGTATAAATGCATACCATCTTGATTTTCTCTGTATATTGAACTCTGATCTGGCAGTCCATCAATTCCAAATATCCAGTGTGCGTCTGGATTTGCAGAGAATGCGTTTTTATACCATGTCCTATCCCTATGAGAAGCCGCATTACTTACCTCTACGTCTATCCCTTCTGAATAGGCAAGTTTCAACATCTCAATAAAGTTTGGATTTAAAACTGCATCAGATATCTGTCCATTAAAATCCACACTGGAATAGACGGATATTACTTTTTTAAACTCTTCTAGAGTCCAAGTATGGCCAGGAATTTTAGCGGGGTTTGGAAATTGATGTCTTGCACACTGAGAACACTTTAACGTACACTTGTTACTAATGTCTACTGATACATCATTCCTTGGGTTTGTTCGCATCTTTTAACATCTTCTGTAACTCTGCGGTTGAACCAACAAACAGAGCGTTAGTCACATTTTTGGGTGCGTTGTTTGGCACTTCTTTCAATTTTTGCATTTTGGTTTGCAAGTCAGCAAGTTTTTCTGTTACCTCTGCTACTTGTTTAATCAAATTACCAGCAACTTCATAAGTTCTAGGATGTTCTGATTCTCTTGCAACCTCAAGTATACCTTCTATTGCATCGTTTCCACGCTCAATAAGATTATAGAAGTTTTCTCTTTGATACTTATAGTCAGCATCAATGTCTTCCATCTCTTTTGGAGGCCTAGGAATCACCGGAATTGTTTCTTCCTTTTGAGTAATTTCTTTCCCAGATTCGACAACTCCAAGAGTTTCGTTAATTATGTCTTCAAAATCAGCCATCAACAAACGTCCTTTTCATCTTTGCATCTTCTTGGTTGTGATTAATACCACATCTTTTTCTGCAAATTCTATGTGGGTCTGTTTTTAACTTTTCGTTGAACGCAGTCCACACATCAGAGGTAATTATTTCTTGTACCGTTTTATTATTTAGTGTCAAAGATTCGTCAAACAATTCTGGTACTTCTTCTTTCTTTGAGTCCAACCAACAACAAGGCAATAGATGTCCCCCAGCAGAATAGTACATCGGTGTTGTCTTATTCAAACATCTTGGTTGCACTTCTGCACTAAGGTCATAAACTAATTTTACATTTTTTCCTTTTACATTTGTGTTTGTCTCTAAAAACTGTAATCGTATACCATGCTGTTCTGCTAAAAGTCTAACCTCCTCTCTGGTGTCTTTATTGTAATCGAAGTTAATATGTTGCCACTCGACTTCTAAGCCTCGTTCTTTTGCGTCAATCATTCTTTGAAATAGATACTCACCATCTTGGTTAATTCTATACTTGTGACTATCTTTAGGTAGCCCATCGATTCCAAAGTACCACTTTGCGTGTGGATTTGCATCAAATGCTTCAAGATACCATTCTCGTTACTTGTGACTTGCAGCAGTGTGAACACAAACCGTAATTCCACGCTCTCGTGACATACGTAAGAACTCAATAAAATGTGGATGGAAGATGGGGTCAGATTGACCGCCACAGAACAAAACTTTACTATAGACGGAGATAATTTTTTCAAACTCGGCTATAGTCATCTCTTTCTTGACAATCGTGTAGTCTTCATCTTGTCGATTACATCCCCCACAAAAAAGAGTGCATCTGTAAGATATGTCAACGTTAATGTCTCGACTATATATCATCAAATCTCGCATAGACGATTCGGTAAGAGTCGGAGTCTGGATTCAACGCACCATTTATTGCGTCTTCGACAACGGTTTCTATATCGTCATAATTTTCTACAGAACATGCGATTTCGTTTTTAGAAGATAGGCCTGAGTGGGATACGGTTACCCCCTTCATTGTCACTATCAAATTGTATGTCATGTTGTTGATATTCATCTAAAACTCTCAAAAAATGTTCAGCGTCATCGTCATTCTTAAAAGAACACATATTACAAGGAGACTCAGATCTGTCACCACGTAATAATTTATCCCTATATCTTGCAAGGGTTTTATTTGTAAGTAAGTACTCGTCTATTGGGGTATGAAGTATATTGTCCAATGTTGTTTCGGTTTTGTTCATTTCATATTCATGAAAGTTTTCTTGAATAGAAAATTGATTACCCACTCTCCAATCTTCGCAACAAAGTCTATAGTCACCATTCCAATCAATAAACATTTTTCTAACTGGCCTACCGCAATACTTTTGATACGGTTTATTTCGCAAATCAAAAGAATATTCTCCTTCCATAGAACCGGCACGATTAGTGTATGACCTTTGATATTCCGTCCAACTAAGAGGCGGTTTATACCAAAACTTGAAGTTAGGATATTTTTTATATTTCTCTATGGTATCTAAAAACCCTTTCCAATCTTCATCATAATAATCATAATACACCATATCAAATCGACTTATAATATCAATATACTTGTCTAGTCGTTTACCATTAGTGTTGATTTTTACTTTCCAAGGTTGTCCCAAGAAAATTTCTGCAATTTGAACAAAATTCTTTGCTAAGGTTGGTTCTCCCTTCCCCGTAATACTCACAATGCCAGTGAAACCAATATCCAATAGTCCTTCCCTAATCATTCCCGCAATACCAGCGTCCATGTGTAAGTTTCGGTTCGGATATCCGTGAGCCCTTGGACAAAAATCACAAAGTAAATTACAAAGTTCCGTTGGATTGACTTCTACAACATCAACAAACTTAGTCCAATCTATTGTCATAATATTCCTTTATCCAAGGTTCATCACTGTTATGAATCATATCGTCTTCGTTGTCTGTCCAATGCATAACCATTTTTATGTTACGATGAAATCTTTCCTGCCAATAATGAGGACACTCGTCAATTCTTTCTTCCCATAGTATTTGGGTTTCTTCTATCAAGTCTCTATTGTACCTTACAAACCATTGTTTTGGCAACCAGTTTCTTGTTAGTTCTACATGTTGGTCGATAAAATGTTGTTCTCCACAGGGGCCTGCACTCAAACACAATCCATTAGATTTATAGTAGTTTGTCCAGAAAGTTGGGGATGTAGAAAATCTTTCCCAAAGATGATTTGTATCGCCCATGTGATACATTTGAAACCCACCATTAATTGCACACTGGTCTAGCCTCTGTGACCACCATCTTTCAATACACCCAAACTCTCCTTTTTTAACAGGCCATTGTAGAATGTCATCTATGTTTTGAATTGGAATATAATCTATATCTAGAACTAAACATTTTTCACCTACAGGTATAGAGGCAAAACCAGTTTTATGAAATTGAAATTTATGAAATTGTTGCTCAAAAAGCTTGACATTCGGGATTTCAACAGATATAATATTCTTGTGTAACCCACAAGTATTATCAGTATAGCAATAGTAATTAAAATCTACTGAAGAATGTTTTTTGAGTGCGTTGTATTGTGCGTTTGCATAGTCGGAGCTAAACTTCTCCCCGATTTTTAAGGTCAAAATATTCATAATCATTAATCTTTATTCTATTGGGGTCTATCTCTTCATATTTAGGGACACCACAATACAGTGAACATATCCTTGGCGCGTTTTCTGGAGTTTCCCATAATCTTTGTAAATCTTTCCAAATAGGATCGTTTAATATATCTTGTATGTGTCTTTCCTTCATGTTTATTTTGTGCTTGTTTTCTTCGAACCATTCATTTTTTATAGAATGAAATGTTAAACACGGAATAACATAACCCTGATAGGTAAATCCTACATTTCTACTCCACTGTGGATCTCTAGTACATCTAGGAACAATCTTTAATTCTTTCCCAGACAAAAAGTGTTCCCGATGGTATTGTTGTAGTCCCACGTTTTCATCACTAGGCCTTAAAGGGTCATTTTCAACAAACCTTCCACTCTTACGAACAAGAAACTCGTCAAAGTCTAATCCAGCGGCAAGTTCTTTTGCTTTTTCTATTTGGTGTTCGTTGTGACTGAAAATAATAAATTTCCACTTTGATTTTACTTTAGATTTACCTGCAAGGTACATTCCTGAGTAGATACTATCCCAATCAGAATTTGTTCTGTAAATTTCGTTTGTGTCTTTTAGTCCATCAACAGAAAACGTAATTTCATCCCTATCATCCAATATACTAAAAAGTTCATTCCACCACTCATAAGTTTTGTAACTCCCATTTGTTTCTAATGAGAGTTTTCCACCTCTAGATTTTATGAGACGAAAGATAGAAAAAATTTGTTTGTGATATATACTGTCACCGTAAATTCCACAAAAGTCAAACTTAGGAAGTTCTTCTATTGAATGCGAAGCTAAGTCTTCAAACAGAACTTTGCGAAAAATTTCTGGGTCTATGTCTTCTAGTATTTTGACTGCTTCAGGACGCAAAGTCCTGTCACACGCACTACACCCTAGAACACATTTATTGGTAGGCTCAACGTTAACGCTGAGAACGGGTTTCCCAAAGAAATACATTATATAAGTTACTCATCTTCGCCAGTCTCAGGATTAAATGTTTTTGCGTCTTGGAAGAAGGACGTAGTTTCATTAAATCCAAAATCGTCATCGGGTTCAGCAGATGCAGGGTTTGGAGTAACAACTTGTCGCACTTCTCTAGCGGGTGAAAGGTCAGGCATATCTGTATAAGAATCGACTTGAACCTGTTTGATAACTTTCTCTTGAGTGACAGGGCCGTACAGATAAAACTTTGCAGTAAATGATAGAGTGTAAATTATCGCACGTCTTTCTTCAAAGTTACCTCTATAACTGTCCTCATAATCAATAGAATTCAGAACAATCGGAACGTCTCGCTTGATTCCCATGTCAGACATATCATTAACAGTAATCGTGTAGTCCGGTTGAAAGTAAGGAAGAATCTGTTCAATAATCTGTAGTGCATCATCTGACTGTTTTGCCATTGCATACAACTGAAAGTCTATATTATACGGCACTGGCATGTACTGTGTTTCGATTTTAGTTTGTGAACCGTCAACAGACTTCTTAAATCTCTGGATTCTATTTAACTTTCTAGTTGCATCGTAAGTGAGGTTTTGCAATTCAAACCCTAAACGAGGCAGAGTGATTGCAACCTTACTTGTCAGGTCAGAATCTTGGTCTAAACGCACAAGAAACTTCTCCTTTGGCCCGTATGCCAAAGGTACTTTCATTTTCTGAACAACTGTGCCTGAGTTGTCCTTTCGCACCAAATTAACATTGTTAAATATAGTACCGAAAGCAACAACGATCTTTCTTATTGTTTCGTGATAAAACTGTTGGTCTAACATAATCTTTTATCCAGCCTTTCCGGCATCTCCAAATGGATTTGACTCGGTAAAGTCTAATATGGTATTGTCTGCCGCTTCATATACTTCGTTTGAGGCGTTTATCGTCTTAGACTGTTCGGTTACACCGTCACCTATTATATAGTCCTCCTGTATAATATATGAAGGTTCACTAAACTCAGATTCCGGTTCAAGAAGTAGAGACTCACCCACAGAGGTTGTGTCATTTTCACCAATGACATAATCGCCATCTTCAAGTAGTAACAAGTCCCCATTTGTACCCCACTCCAAACGGAAAAATTCGTTGACTGCACTTGACTGTTCCAGAGTCATCTGGTGTTGTAGAGAGTCCAGTGACAGATCGTCTTCTATCACATCTACGTCTTCAATACCAGTATCAATAACCTCACTGGCGTATTCGAATTGACTACATCTCAGTTTGTATACAGGAGTGTTTTCTAACTGATAAAACGGTTCATCGTGGTCAACAAAGTTAACTTCAAAAAGTTTTTTAATTACAGGATGCCATACTAAATCACCTTCTTGGGGACGATTTGCATATGTTGAAGCGGTTTCATCTTCACTTCTCAAATATGAAACACTAAATGCAGCTGTACAATCCGTACCACTGGTTCCCGTTTCTAGAAGAATGGAACCCGAAGTTGTTGTAGTTCCCTCTTCTAATGTAACTTGAAACGCGATGTCATCAAACCTTTCTCTGGATACAACAAAGGTGATTTCGTTTCTGTTTTCTAAACCAAACTGTTGGAGAATTTCTTTTTCACCAGCGAACCCACCCTCACTGTTTTCGATATACATTTCAATTGTAGATGATGTTGTAAACTTTGCAAGAGAATCCTCTCCAAGAATATCATCTCTGGCAACCAAAGTCCTGTCGATGTAACTTACATCTTGTCCATATATCTGGATAGCCTCTTTTATCAGGTTCGCGTAAAGCCCACTATCATTATTAGTGGTACACGCACCTGTTCTAAAACCGCTACGGACAGCCATGTATTATGCCTTGATAAGTGCATCAGGATACTGCATACCCTGAATGATTTCTTCTATACGATTGATTTCTTCTACCGCCTGATCGTATATTTGTTGTCCATTGTATGAAACTCCACCCAGCAGAGTTACATCGTTAAACTTAGATAAGTTTTGTCCCCACTGTTTTTTGATGAGGGCAGTGGCATATCTTTTAAGGTACATATCATCCCAT